AATGTTCTGAAGAAATAACCTTTGACAGTTTCGTAAAAAAGAAATGTGGGGGCAAAGTTGTATTCTTTAGATAGACTTTTTCTTGCAACCATATTGATAAAATCAAACGGGCGCATATTAGGAGCAACTATCTTGTAGTTATTAGTTGTCTCTTCATAAAATAACTCTTTCTTTGAGTTAAGTAGTTCTGGGTCACGAACAACCTTCTTTACAATATCAATCGCTGGTTCGCCCTTGTATGACTGTGCAACACGAATATGTCCATTCCTTACAATCTCAGCAGTTGTAAATGAAATGGTATAACCCATTGCCCTGTCATTGATAAGTTGTGATGAATTGACTTTGTAGATGTAAAATGGTGTTTCTGAAAAGTCGATAGCGTTCTCTCTATCGTATACATCAGAACCATCTGGTGTTGCGAGAATTAGAGACAATTTTTCTTGTCCAATAATTTTGGCATTACCCAAAATATTATTGGTGTCAGTAAATGCAATATCACCAGTGATAGAGTTATTGAAAATATCTTCGTAGATATTAACTGAAGTAACCAGTTCACTCAAGTCGAGTTCTAGTCCACCAGTAGTATATAATTTACATTCATTAAGCAAATATTCGTTTGCATATTGAATGGATTGGGTTTCTTCACCACTCATTATTAAACGCCTTTAATTTTTTTGGAAAACTCTTTTTTCAATTCTGGGATATACTCTGGTTTAATCAGTCTAATCCTTCTTTTCTTTTCTTGCAGTCTATCTTCGTATTCATAGTTTGTGACTGCAACTGCACCGGCAGGAAGCGTTGTTGCACTATCGTTTGGTAGTTCAATTAAAAACTTTGTATCACCAGATTGTTGTGCATATTCATAATGATGAATACCATTTATATCATCATACTTTGATTTTACATAATCTTCAAATCTTTTAACTGACATAGGCCAATCCGTATACACATCAATAATATCGTTTGTCATAAGAACCAACCAATGAAGTCCTACATCACCATAATACCTATCAGCAACAAACTCTGGTGTTTGCCCGTCAAGAACATCATAGAAGTCAAACTCTACAGTCGCAGCTTTTGCTTTACTGGACACTCTAACTCTTCTTGTAATGTCCGTCATTGTTCTTAGAATATTATCACCTTTAACATCATATTCTACAGTAGGGAATTTACTAAAATACGCCATGATTAATATCCATCTCTGATGCGTTCTTTGGTGATGATTTCCAGTTCCTTGAATTGAAGAGTAATATCTGTAGAAGCAGGAGCAGTGTTGATGAAGAACTGTGTTCTATCTCCACCATATTTAACACTAACACTTTCCAACACACAAGTAGAAATTCTATTTAAGAATGTGTGTTCACCATTTTTGTGCATATATTTAATATCGAATGTTGATGGAGAAATTAGAGTTCTTTCACTACCAGCATAAAACTCAGGCATTGCATGAAATCTGAACATATTTACAATGTTTTTAATATTTTCTGATTCCTCTTCACTCTTTGGCACCATTTTGAAGTCAAAACTAAATGAGCGTTTATCAATACCATTGAACATAAGTTCTTGTCTGTTGTTTGTTATTTTACCTGTTGCAATGTTTGATGCTTGTTTTGTGCCTGTAACAACTTTACCGACTGCACCAGTTGCCGTATTTTTTAGACCCTCTAATGCTCTACTACCAGCATCACCAAGATCAAAGTTTCCTCCTACAATTTTATCAATTGCACCACCTGTTCCAGTAATTATTGAACTGATTTCTTCATCACTGTAACTTGCTGAGTGGGATACAGATACTTGGTTTGGCATATAAAGTTGAATGGATGCTGCAAGTCTTTTGGTTGGCGCTCTTTCAATTGATAGAGTAGATGATTCTCTAGATACATCAGAACCCCTACCTAGTCTTGCATTGAAACTACCTTTTGGAAAACTAACTTTAGATTGTTCTTGCACGTTGATAAAGAATTGAACATAATGTCCAGTTCGCTCAGTGTGTCCAATATCTACTGGATAGTTAAGATCACCACCATAAACTCTTTTATAGTTATTGTTATTAATAGCGTTAGCTGCATTTCCCATCTAAATAGTCCTATAACCTGTGAAAGTATTTATAACGCATCATGTCATATAAAGGTCGATACATTCCATCCAAACCACAAAAATACAAAGGCGATTCTTCTAAGATTATTTATCGTAGTCTTTGGGAGCGTAAGTTTATGGTTTACTGTGATAAGAGCGACAACATACTTGAATGGGGTTCAGAAGAGGTTATTATACCATACCGTTCACCACTAGACGGCAAACTGCACCGTTATTTTCCAGATTTCTATGTCAAAGTAAAACAGGCAGACGGTTCTGTTAAAAAGATGATTATTGAAGTCAAACCTAAAGCGCAGTGCGGCCCACCAAAACCACCATCTCGTAAAACTAAAAGATTCATACAAGAAGTTCGCACTTGGGGGGTTAATAAAGCAAAGTGGGAATCAGCACTAGAATGGTGTGCAGACAGAAAGATGGAATTTAAAATACTTACTGAGGATCATCTAGGGTAATCGTATAAATAGAAGTATGACATACTTTGATGATTTACTAGAAAAGACAGGTGGTAAGGATCGTTCAGTTCGATGGTTTAGAGATAAAATCAGAGAACTAGGAACACCACCAGCAAGACAACTAGTCAGTGAAGGACTGATTAGAGGTCGGCCTGGTTTGGGTAGAATGAACTTCTTTTATTATGATGCAAAGAATAAAGCAACCCTACCATATTGGGATAGGTTTCCATTAGTATTGCCTATAGAAGAATACAACGATGGTTTCTTAGGATTGAATTTTCATTACTTGTCTATTCCAATGCGACTTAAACTACTCAACGTGATTTCTGAGTATGCAACAAACGATAGGATGGATGAAACTACCAGAATTCGTTTGACTTGGAATCGCATTAAAAGAAACCCAATTGTTCGTCCTACCGTGAAAAGATACTTAGCAGATCATGTTAAATCTTCTTTCCGTGTTATCTCGGCAGAAGAAATGATGGCGGCAGTTCTATTACCAGTGCAGAGATTTGTTCCAGCAAATATTGAAAATAAAGTCTATGCAGATTCACGGCGTACCGCAAGTGCGCCTAGGAGACCACAATAATGGCACATTTTAAGTTAGATAATTTTGCTGCTAGTATAGCAAATACAGGTATCGCTCGTCCTAATAGATTTGAGACAGAAATTTTTTTCCCTGCTGCTGTAGAATCAGTATATGGGGGTTCTGGTAAAGCGGTATCTCTTAGGGTAAAATCCTTAACTCTGCCAGGCAGAAATATTTCTACAGTAACAAATGATACAATATACGGCCCAACACACGAACTTGCGGCTGGACTGACATATGCTGATGAAATTACCTTTACCTTTATTCTGTCTGGGGATTTGAACGAAAAGAAAAGGTTTGATAGATGGCAACACTGGATTTATAGTCCTAGAACTTATAATATGAATTTCTATGAAGAATACATCTCTACCATTAACATCTATCAGTTGAATGAAAATGATGAAAGAGTGTATGGTTGTCAAATAAGAGAAGTGTTCCCCAAATCAGTCAACCCAATAGAATATACTAATGAAACAGCAAGTGGTCAATTAGATTTACAAGTTGCTTTTGCGTTCAAGGAGTGGGTAGAGTTGGACGGTTTTGGCAACTCACCAAATAACCCATCAATTAAAGAAACTGCCGTAACTGTAACTTACCCGGCTAATCCAATTGATAGAGATTTGAGAGCAGAACAACATAATAAAGAACAATTAGAAGCAGCTATAGCAGAACAAACACGAATAGTTAAGGAACTTGAAGAAAGTCGTTGGAAGTTTCCTTGGCAGTAAAAGTCAGATAAATAATAACACATTATGAGGAGTATATAATATGGCATTACCATTGCTAAAAACGCCAAAACATGAATTGATAATTCCATCCACAGGCGAAACACTTGAATACCGTCCATTCCTAGTTGGGGAAGAGAAATCACTTCTTCTTGCACTAGAAGGCGGTGAGGATAAAGACATTAGTGAAGCAGTCATGCAGACTGTATCACAATGTACATTTGGAAAATTAGATATTAAGAAGATGCCAATGTTTGACATTGAATACATCTTTCTCAATATTCGTATGAAGGCAGCAGGTTCTATTGCAAAAGTAAAACTGTTATGCCCAGATGATAACGAAACATATGTCGATGCAGAAATCGACTTGGAGAAGGTAGAAGTATTTTTTCCAGAAGGACATGAGAGTAACGTAAAACTAAGTGATGATATTGGAATGGTATTAGACTATCCAAATATTAACATGACAGGTGACTTGATGGGTGTTGGTGCAGATACAGCATGGACAATCATTAAGAGATGTATCAGACAAATTTATGATGCAGAAAATGTTTATGAACGTGCAGATATGGACGAAAAAGAATTAGATGATTTCTTGGGGCAGTTAGATGCAAGTATGTTCAAAAAGGTTGAACAGTTTTTTAATACAGTTCCAAGACTACAACATGAAGTGACTGTGAAAAATCCCAACACTGGTGTTGAAAGTAAGATTATG